TGTTCATGAACTATTCAAGCGCGCACTAACCATCGCCGCTCAGGCTAACGCACGTAAGATGCTGGCAGCAGGCTTAACTCCTGAACGCATACAGATTGATATGAGCAACTGGAAGCCTGGTGTGTCAGTACGTTTAACCTCTTCCATCAAGACCGTTGATCCTGTTAAGGTTATCAGCGAGAACTTTGATGATTGGACTCCAGAGAGGCAGGAAGAGATTCTACGTCTCATTCAGGAGCGTTTCGCCAAACGTGGTGCTACTCCTGAAGTGCCAGCTATTAACGGCAGTGAAATTGCCACTGAGCCCACCGCAGAAGAAATTGCCGCTATTACCGAAGGCGTGAATGGTGGCACTCATGAGACACAAGAAGTACCCGCTGATCCTCAGCATAATGAGTATGATCCATCAGCTCGTCGTGGCCGGCGTGATAGGTAGGAATAAAGTCTCCTGTGGTTAATTTTTAACCAAAGTGACGTGCCGAGCTTGCGAGGATGCTCAATGGTTCGGCAGTCACCAAACGTACTAACTCCGAAAGGGTTAATCGACTAATGTATGCAGCAGTTAACTGTGCTAACGGCGCCGCATCCCCACCCGTAGAGACCCGCGAAGCGTCCGATGGCAGGTTGCCACTCCAAGGTAAAAGTAATACGCTACGTGGACTGCTGCACTTCCTGAGTCGCGCCGACGTAGGCGCAATTACACTTAAAGGAATATACTTTGAATAATCCACGTTATGAAAGTGAGCGGTTAAAAGAACTATATCCTGGACTGTATTATCATGCTATTACAGATACAGCAATGACTCATCGCATGGATGGAGTACGTGGACATTACTTGCGCTTAGCAGAGTGGATTATGGACACGTGCCCAGACAGTAAATACCGCACTCTCGCATTGACTGAATTAGAAAGCTCGTTAATGCGTGCTATTCAATCCTTAGCAGTGAGTGATTCCAGTGCACTCGTTGATCCAGGAATACCGAGGTAGGCAATGAATAAACTGGTTTATATATCCGGACCTTATTCGTCCGATGACAGTAAGCAGAAGCGTGCTAATATCGAGAACGCGATTAACACTGCTATATGGTGTGCGCGTAATAAAATCTTCTACTTCTGTCCTCACATGAACAGTGCATACTTCGATGACTTAGCACCAGATGTTCCAACTGAATTCTATTACGAGATGGATTTACGAATTGCTGAAGCGTGTAATGCAGTGATTATATTACCTAAATTTCACTACAGTGAAGGAGCAATTAGAGAGTATCATTATTTTGCTCGTAACAACAAGCCAATATTCTACTGGCCAGATGAGTGTGACTTATTACTTAAATGGTATCACTAGGAGAACACGTGAGTGAGAAACGTAAGGTGTACGTAGTCTCAAAAGGCTTCCATGACTTTAGTCCTGCAGAAGAGCATGGCGAACTGGTGTTCTTAAGCGTCGAGCCACTTGCCAAGACTGCAGTGAGTAATATGCTGCGTATGTTCCTGCCTAAAATGGCCAATAGCAAGGAGGATGATTATATAGCAATTAGTGGACTGTCAGTAATGTGCTCAGTAGCATGCGTGATATTCGCACTCAAGCACCGATGCTTAAATCTTTTGTTGTTTGATGCAGCAACTGAAAGATACGTTAAGCGTTCGCTTATCCTAGACTCAATAGAACAAGTGGAAAAAGAACTAGATGAAATTACTAGAAATAATACCTGAACAAGATGCGTGGAATGTAATAGACCCAAGCAAGTTAAGTGTCTACATGAGTTGTCCACGTAAATACTTCTTTGAACACGTACTCCACTGGCGAGAAGATTACGTAAATAATCACCTGCATTTTGGTTCGTGCTGGCACCTGGCCGTGGAGCACCTGCTTAATAATAGCTACTCTAAAGAGTCCATTGAAGAAGCGTGTTATATATTCTTCAACGCATATCGCTTAAAACTAGATAGCGAGAGCGATGGACTATTTGCTCCAAAGGATCCTCAGAATGCTATGCAAACGCTCGTGAAATACGCCGAGCGATTTCGCACGGATACGCGTGATTACTTGGTACTAGGCACTGAAATAGGAGGCACAGTTCTAATAGCTCCAGATTCACCTATGTTCTTTAAGATTGACGCATTGCTGCAGCGTAAACGTGATAATAAAGTAATTTGTCTGGACCACAAAACGTCGCAGCGTCGCATGGGTAACTGGACAGAACAGTGGCTACTCAGTACTCAAATGCTCACCTACTTACATGTTCTCTACTGCTTATTCGGCGAGGATGATTCAGTGGGGGGAATACGTGTACGATGCAGCTTCTTCTACAAGGCTAAGCCAAGTGAGTTCGATGAAGCTATTGTAGAGAAGAGTTTAGGCCAGATGCAAGCATGGCTAACTAGCCAAACTAATTGGTATGACTCACTTCAGTACGACATGAATTACCTGCGTAATAATGAGTCAACTGAATCTCCTGCTATGCGCTCGTTTCCAATGAATGAGAAAGCATGCTTCAACTTTGGTCGTAAGTGTGCATACTTCGACTTCTGTAATGCCTGGCCTAATCCCTTAACTCGTTGTGAGCAAGTTCCTATGGGCTTCGTTCATGAAGTGTGGGACCCCCGTGATATGGTAACTGGACCTTTATTAGATTTAACAAAAGCCCAAGAGGAAGGTAATAATGACTGAGCCTATTTGCCCAGGATGTAACGGCAGCGGAATTATAACAGTTCATGTAATTGTTCGTGGTGATCCAAGTTGCGAAACATACTATCAGGAAAAGCAAAGATGCCCGCCATGTCATGGTAGTGGAGTTGCAACTAATGATGAAGTCAAGGAATTTATCAACTATATGAAGGAAGAGTAAGTGATTAACTCGTTTAGTGGAAAGTACGCTTTCCTAAGCAATTTTACAATTGCTCCAGTTGTCCTTGACAATATTGAGTATCCAACTGTAGAGCATGCATACCAAGCTGCAAAGACACTGGATACAAAGGAGCGTAACAATATAAGGTTAGCACCAAGTGCAGGCGTAGCTAAGAGGTTAGGCAGATATGTAGTACTTAGAAAGAACTGGAGTAAATTATGCTTTGAGATAATGGAGGATTTGCTGAGGCAGAAATTTACTAGGCATAAAGAGTTTCAAATAGCGCTGCTTGAGACCGGCGATGAACATTTAGAGGAAGGTAATTACTGGGGTGATCGCTTGTGGGGTACAGTTGATGGAGTAGGTGAAAATCACTTAGGTAAATTACTCATGAAAATACGTAATGAATTACAAGGAGAATAAGAAATGCCTTTAGATGCGCGTATTGAAGCAAGTCGACTACGTGACTTATACAAAGAAGATCCAAAGCAGAGCTCATTCAACCTATTGCTCATGGGTGAGACTGGAACGGGTAAGACATTCATTGCACGTACTGCACGCAAGCCTGTGCATATAGATAGCTTTGATCCGGGCGGCACGATCTGTTTACGTGCAGAAATAATGAAAGGCGATATAATAGCTGATACTCAGTACGAAAATGAGGATCCTAAGTCACCAAGGATGTTTGCTGAGTGGTGCAAGAACTTTGAGCAGCGAGAGAAAGATAAATACTTTGAGAGCTTCGGTACATACATGCTAGATTCAAGCACGATGTTCGCTGAAGCAATTATGAACTCTATTCTAAAGGCCGCTAATCTCACTGGTCAAGCACCACGATTTACTCACGATTACGTGCCGCAAAAGGTACTCATCCACAATTGGTTTAAGAGAATACTTTCATTACCGTGCGATGTAATTGTTACTGGACATATTGAGCCAATCAAGGATGAGGTATTAGGCTCTGTTGAGTATCGCTACATGACTACAGGTAAAGGCGCAACGATCATTCCTTTGCTGTTCACTGAGAAGTGGATAGCACACTCTAAACCAACAGCTAGTGGCGTCGAGTACCAAATACTCACACGGCGAACAGGTAAGTACGTGGCAAGTAGTAGTATTGCTGCAGGCAAGCTCGATACGTTTGAAGTGCCAGATATTAAGAAGATTCTAGCAAAGTGTGGGTGGGATACTAAAGATAAGCCCTCGCTGTTTGGGAGTAAGTAAGTGGTAGATTTTAACAAGTTAAGAGAAAAGCGTAAGCGTAGTGCCAAGCCAACTGATGCTGATTTTCGTGGCCCAAAACCTCTACTCATGGAAAGGAAAAGTGAGCAAGAAGCACAAGAGATAACGTCTAAAAGGAACGGAGTTCCTATGCCTATCATTGACTTTAGTGAATTTGATCTCGACAATATTCCGGAACTGAAGATACTTCCTGCAGGTACGGAAGTGAGGCTTCGCATCCTTGATGTGAGTTTGAAGCCAGACAAAAACAATGATCTTATGATGCAAGTACGTACTGACATCGTAGATGAGCCGCTAACAAAGGAAGTGTACTGGCAATGCCACTTACCTACAAGGAATATGGCAGAGAAGCGCGTTGCAGTGCTCAAGAAATTCCTCGCTGAATTCTGTGAGGCATTTGAGATAGACAAAAGTGCCTCTAATGATACAAGCGAGTGGCTTGGACGTGAAGGTTGGGCTATACTTGGTGTTAGGAATGATGCCAAGTATGGTGACACTAACGAGGTAAATAGGTTCTTGAAGCAACAGTAATTAAACTGTTGCGGCAGCGTTGCCGCGATTCCGTAGGTCGGCACGCAGTCCATTAAGGCGTATTAGTTGCTGATCGGTGGTCCCTAGGAAGGCCACCGACAGCTTTTACTGAGAGAAAGAAGCTCAGAAATAAATGCGAAAAAGCGTGTTGGCGACGGTGGAAAACCTGCGCTCTAGCAGCAACGGAGATTCAGTGAGGGCATCGAGCGTGCCTCAACACTTGTTAGACCGCGGAATAAACCTTGCTTCGGTTAAACTTTAACCAAAGGAGCGGTTAGATGCTATGACTAGGCCCTACACTCACCGCATCACCTTTGAGGTTACAGATGAGCAATACAATAAGCTGAAGTCGCACCTGGATCATGGGATGCTAAAGAGAGTGTTCTCTGTAATAGTAGATGATGCAATCGTTATGTTGGATGAGTATGGACAATACTTTATATTTGCACTGCTTAATGGACAGGTAAGTTATAGGAGGAGAGTGCAGGACTATATACGAGAGGCTAATGAATAGTGCTACGGTTAGATTTTAACCAAAGGAACGAGTCGACGCTACAGGTACCCGTGAGTGGCTTATCGGTGCTTCCGTGGGGCAACTTTGTTTCCGTGTCAACAACTCTTCTTCGGTCGCGCAAGCATCTACCTGTGCTCCATCGCTTAGTTAGGTGTAACCCGTTGGATGAATGGGCTCCGAGCGCGAGTCATTCGCGCAAAGGAATATTAATTCTATGGAGAAAATTAGCTTTGAGAAATTCCTCGATGAACTAACTGAGGAACAAGAGAATGAATTATTTGAGCTAATAAAGGCGCGTTACGAAGAGCGTCTCGAAAACGCCGATTTCTATGCCTGGTTAGATGAGAACGAATAAATGGCAACTCTCGATGATCTAGCAATTACTCCTCTATCAAAGCTCTCACCAGAGCAAGGTATGAATCTCATACTAGAGATGCGCTTACGTAGGAGAAGTGTACCAGAAAGACCTGCTAAAGAGAAAGTAATTAGTAGACGTAATTTGCCACCTGAATCTGTTATAGCTAATCTAAGTGAAAAACAATTAGCTGATCTCTATTATACTTTAGCTGCAAAGATGCAAAAGGAGCTACTCTAAATGCCTACAATGAATCTCGGTATTTTGCGCGTTGTTCCTATGGAGCAGATTAATGCCTCAATGGATACACGTGGTCGTCAAGCCTACGGAATCATTCAGGATTTGATGACCTCAATAGACAAGCACGGATTAATTCATCCTATTGCTGTGTACTCACCTAATGGAGAACCTCCATACAAGCTTGTCGCTGGTGGTAGACGATTTATGGCTTGTACTGCACTAAAATGGACAGAAATAACCTGCCGTATTTACAACAAGCCGATGTCTGATCTTGAGCTTGCTGCTATAGAACTATTCGAGAATCTTGACAGATTGAATTTGAACTATGATGAAGAAGTGAAAATGAAAGAGCGCCTGCATTTAACACTAGTTCAAATTCACGGCGAGAAGATAGCACGTGCTCCTGATGCTCCTGGGCACTCAGTTAGAGATACTGCTCGAGTATTAGGTGTAAGCCACGCCACAGTTTTGCAGGATATGAAATTAGCTGAAGCTATGCGTGTTCTTCCTGAACTTGAACTTGATAAGGAGAAGAATAAAGCAGCGGCAATGAAGAAGCTTGCACGATTCACGAATGTAATGACGAATAAAGTTGCCGTAGCTGAAGCACGTAATGATGCAGTACTTTCTGGTCGTATGACAAGTCCGGATGATCCACTCTCAGCATATGTCGTGGGTGATTTCTTTGATAATACACTCCAGCCTGGACAGTTTAGTTTTATTGAGTGTGATCCACCGTACGGAATTGACCTACAAGAACAGCGTGCTGATGGCGAAAGCGACCCAAGTCTCCAGCATGATTATAAGGAAATTAGTAACGTAGATTATTTGGCGTTTTTGAATAAGCTGTGTGATGAGTGCTATAGACTTGCTGCTGATAACAGCTATATTATCATCTGGTGTGGACCAGAGCATATTGCACGTGTTATCAGTTCTATGCAACGTGCGAAGTTTGAGACGTGTAAGATTCCTGCTATATGGAAGAAAGGTAACTCGCAGGGGCAGGCACAAGGTATGGCTACTAACTTAGGCAATGCGTACGAGATGTTCGTGTACGGCAGACGTGGAAGTGCACAAATACGTAAGCAAGGTCGTGCAAATATATTCGACTTTCAGGGAGTGCCATCATCACAACGTATTCATCCAACCGAAAGACCACCGGCTCTTATGCAAGAGATTATTGACACTTTTGTATGGCCGCACTCTAATATTCTAGTGCCATTTGCCGGAAGCGGAGTTACATTAGAAAGTGCATTCCAGCTTGGCCATAAAGCAATTGGCTATGACTTAAGTTCAAACTTCTATGATGCCTATATTAATAGGCTTATTCAATAGATAGGAGCAAAATGATACGAGCACAAGTAGGTAATGATTTCTTCTTTGGAATAACCGAGAATGATGTGCTTGTATTGAAAGGCGGTGATATAATAAGTGTTAAATTAAGGCAATCAGGAGATATGCTTATAATAATATGCTATGGAGAAACGGATGAGAAGTTAGTACTTGAGTTGCAAGAAATTGCTGGGTCTCAAATTAAAATAACTTCCAATAAGAGAGGAGCAAAGAAGAAAACTCATTGTGTGAGAGGACATGAAAAAACTCCTGAGAATACGTACTCTTATCTAAGTGTTGATGGATACGTAGTACGATGCTGTAGAGAGTGCCATAGAATAGCAGTGCGTGAAAGGAGAAAAAATGCCAAACTTAGTAGGACCAGACGGATTACTAAGTAGTAAAATAGCACTTGTTGGCGAGCAGCCAGCTAAGTATGAAGTACGCTATGGCAAGCCCTTCATGGGGCCAGCTGGAAGAAATCTCAATGAATGCCTGCAAAATGCGCGCATTACTCGTGGAAGTTGTTATCTAACGAATGTTATTAAGGATGTCGAGTTTGAGCTTAATCGTTACTTTGATATTAAGCCAGGAGTAAATGGTCGCGCTAATACAACTCGGTTAGGCCAACAGTATTTAGAGGTGCTTCGTGATGAGCTTATGGAAAGTAAGGCGAACATTATTGTACCTATGGGAAACACTGCGTTATTCGCTCTTACTGGTAGAGTTGGTATTAACGCGTGGCGTGGTAGTATCATTGAATCAACTCTCATTCCTGGTAGGAAAGTCATACCTACTCTGCATCCTGCAATTTATACTGATGAAAAGGTGCTGGCGAATCCTGCTGCGTATCTCGCGAAGTATTTAATAACTATTGACTTTAAGAAGGTTAAAGCTGAGTGTGAATTTCCTGAAATTCGTTTAACTGATAGAAAACTACGTACTCAACCAAGCTACTATGATTGCTTGTCCTGGCTCGAGGAGTGTAAAGCTCATGCACGTAATGGCGGAATTGTATACTATGATATTGAGCTAACTCCAAAGACTCAAGAGCTAAGTTGCATTAGCTTTGCGATCAGCGAGATCGACGTGCTGTGTATTCCGTTCGTAAATGCAAGCGGTGATTACTTCAGTGCTGAGCAAGAGTACAAACTGATGTTGAGTATCGAGGATTTGCTGTCTAATAGTGATTGGATGAAAGGCGGACAAAATATCGTATTTGATTCACACTATTTATTACGCAAGTACGGCATTCGCACGCGTAATATTGTAGCAGATACAATGATTGCTCAACATATTCTCTATCCAGATTTCGGTGGCAAAACGTACAAAGGAAAAGCACTTCAGTTTATTACTGCAATGTGGACGGATATACCATACTATAAAATGGACGGAAAGTTATGGCTAAAAGGAATAGGTGAATATGATAAGGGATGGAAATATAACTGTCTAGATAGCATTGCTTGTGCTGATTCATTCCCGAAACAATTAGCTGAATTAGAAGAGCGTAGCAATTACGACGCATACGAACGTCAGGTGAGGTTAGTTGCACCACTCAGCTATATGATGGAGCGTGGAATAAGGATAGATATAGAAGGAATGGAACACGCGTCAAAGAATGCTCAACTTGAAGCTGATGAATTAACGCAACAAGTATATAGCATAATTGGTAAGACGTTCAACTTAGCTAGTCCTAAGCAAGTATGCGAGTACTTCTATACAGAACGTAAAGTTGATCCGTATCTGAACAAGCAAGGCAAGCCTACTGTAGATGAGGAGGCGCTTACACGAATAGCAAATAAGGGATTTAAAGAGGCCAGTTTAATACTTGAGGTTAGACGCCTGCAAAAGAAAGCATCAACATTTCTCAACGTCCAGAACGTAGACTCTGATGGTAGAATGAGATGCTCATACAACCCAGTTGGCACAAGATTTAGCAGAATTAGTTCTAGTGCTAATATCTTCGGCACTGGAGCAAATTTACAGAACGTACCTCATGATGTACTTAGCTACTACATAGCTGATCCTGGGTACGTAATTTACTCGTTAGATATGTCGCAAATTGAATCACGAATTGTGGCATACGTTGGCAATATCACGCAAATGAAAGAAGTATATGAACGAGGGCTGGATATTCACCGACAAACAGGGTCACTCATATTTGATAAGCAGTATGATGAGGTCAGTAATATACCTGGATCAAGTACGATCGGAAATGGAACTTACAGTGAGCGAGATTGGGCCAAGCGAGCCAATCACGGTTTTAATTATGGTTTTGGGTACAAGTCATTTAGTCTCCTATACGAAATTCCCGAACGACAAGCTAGGTACATTTATGAGCGCTATCACGCAGCTTATCCAGGCCTTAAAGGAGGATACTGGAAGTACGTAGAAGATTGTCTAAAGTCGACTCGAACACTTACTAATTTATACGGAAGAAAGGTCACGTTCCTTGGTAAGTATGGAGAGAAGTTACTTAACGAAGCTTATTCATGTATTCCTCAGGGCACGTGTGGAGATTTAGTAAATGAGTACGGACTTAACTTTATCTATTATAATTCGGATGAACTTTTTAAGCATGTAGAACTACTAACACAAGTACACGATTCGGTGAGTGTGCAAGTTCCGCTGCATTTGCCAATACTTGATCATGCGAGGATATTAATTGCGATTAAGAATTCGTTAGAGCAACCGCTGAGATTTGGTAGATCAGAGTTTATAGTACCTACTGATCTAGTAGTCAACACGTGCCTTAATAAGAACTTAGGTATAGAGTTGAAAGGAAACAAGTTCAGCAATGATCCGTATGTATTAGAGGCGTATTTACAAGATGCAATTTTAACTTTGGGGTTATAGCCATGCCAAGAACACCTGAAGGTTTCCAGCTCATGCCTGAAGCTAAATGTCCAGTGTGCAATTACACACTAAATGCTGTAGCACAGAAAGGAAAGAATCCATCTGATACTGCTCAGCCTCAAGAAGATGATCTAACTCTGTGTATTGAGTGTTATACACCACTGCTCTTTAATAAGGATTTGACGCTACGATTATTGAATCAGTTTGAGAAAGAGGCTCTCAATGAGCTTATCGAAGAAGCTACTGCTAATCTAGTATTTATGAAAAGGATGTATAATGAGTAGACAATTAGGTGATTGGTTGGATGCTTACATGTACTTCACAGATGAAACTGAACCATGTGAGCTGTATCGTAAGTGGGTAGGAGTAAGCGTACTTGCTGCCGCACTACAAAGGAAGTGCTACTTGCATTGGGGCTCACAAACTTGGTACCCAAATCTCTACATTGTTCTTACGGGTCCTCCAGGAGAACCACGTAAAGGTACAGCAATGGCTTCGGGATATAGTATATTAAGACCACTTAATTTGAAGCTGTCTGCAGATAGACTAACACCCGAGCACTTCATTAAAGAACTTAGTAGTTGTCTAACTACAACACAGTTTGATGCTGGTAAGTTTATGAATCACTGTTCACTTACGGTGTTCAGTAAGGAATTAACAGTGTTTATTGGATACAGGAACTCACAATTCCTTGCTGATTTGACTGATTTGTATGACTGCGCAGATACGTGGTCTTACAGGACAAAAGGAAGTGGGCAATTTGAAGTAACAGGTGCGTGGCTTAATATACTAGCGGCAACAACACCGGAGCAAATTCAAGCTGCATTACCACCTGAAGCTATAGGTGGCGGATTTGCGAGTAGAGTACTGTTCATTTATGCTGATAAGCGAGGTAAAACTGTGCCGGTTCCTGTTGAGAATCTAGAACTTAAGCAAAAGCTAACAGCTGATTTGGAAGAGATATCATTATTAGGTGGACAATTCCGTGCAACAAATGAGTATGTAGAAGTACGTACTGAATGGTACGTAAGTCAATCGCAAGATACACAAGTGATACAAGATGCGAGATTCGCAGCGTACTATAGTAGGAAAACTAGCACGGCAACGAAACTGAGTATGATTCTTAGTGCAGCTCGCAGTGATGAAATGAAACTACGAAAAGAGGATTTTATACGAGCGGTTGATATGCTAGATGAAGCTGAAGTACCAATGATGCGAGCACTTAGTGGTGTAGGTAGAAGTGATTACGCAGAGATTTTACCTGCTGTAATGGAGGAAATATTAAGGCATAAAGAAGTAACTTTACGTTACCTTATGAATAGATTCTCACATGATACGACACAATTTCACTTGATGAAAATGGTAGAAACACTAGAGTTAATGGGAGTGCTCAATTATGCACCTATAACAAAGAAAGTACACGTTAATCCGGACTTTGGCAAAGGTCCACAACAAAGTGATCAGGTGAACTAAATGGAGCAATTAGCAGCATTTATAGGACTTGTGCTAATAGCAGTGTTTTTGATTACGTTTATGGATTAGGATTATTGCGTGATGCTCACGCCAAGAAGGGAGCAGGATGCTGACGCATCCACCGGCACCGTTACTATGCCTACGGCAGGGATAGGAGGTTTCTAGAATAAGCCTAACCGGCCCGTTAGCACAAGAATGGTCAGCGGCCCACATAAGCCGTTTGTGATGCTTGTGTGGGAACTCTCGCTGCGCCTTATAAGCGGAAGCCTAGGTATGAGTCGGAGCACTACTGACTGTGGCATAACAGCATCTTACTTTGCTGCGGTTAAAATTCAACCAAAGCAATTGGCGATGCTCAATCCTCCAAGCTGCGTCGTATGGCACCCACA